CATCGTTGTTGACCCATACAGCAACAGCACCAGCGGCACTGTCCGAGTCGTTGCATTGCAATCTGTAGACGTAGCAGTACGTCACGCAGTGAGCTTCGCATTCGGTAACGACGGAGCGTAAAGCTGACGAAGCCCCTCACCTTCGGGTGGGGGGTCTTCCTTTGGAGGTTGAATGAAGTATCAAGTAATGAAGCGATGTGTCATCAAAGGTTCCACATGGAATGTTGGCGACATTGTTGAGAGCGGCAAAGATTTTGATGAGGCTGACGTTAAAGGCTTGATGGGCATTGAGCGGATTGTTCCGTATGCCGAGCCTGAGAAGACGGAAGACCGATCTATTGGTTTAGGTGAAGACAAGCCTCGAAGAAGAACCCGTAAGAAGGCTGACTAATGGCTGTAGAGACTGCGGATGACAGGCTGTTAATGCTGACTGACTTTGGAATAGACGTGTCATACACGCTCCAAGGCGGTTCTGCGGTCACATATAAGGCTATCGTTGATAACGATTACGAAGGCGTCCAAGCGGGTGGAACGGTTGCATTTGCAGTCAGCCGCCCCCGTTTACTTATGAGGACAGCCGACATATCAGCGGCAGCAGAGGGCGATACGGTCGCTTATGAGGGCAGTACCTACACAGTCAACATTGTGATGGCTGATGGCACTGGGATGACAGAGCTTATGGTGAGCAAAAACTGATGGCGCATGTACGGCAGTTAATCAGGGAAAACATTGAGACCACCCTCACTGGTTTAACAACCACTGGGTCTCGAGTCTTCGCTAGTCGAGTTTATCCGATAGCGGCTGACAACCTGCCTGGTCTGGCCTTGTACACGACAGATGAAACCACTGAGTACAACACTGTCGGCTTGCCCAGAACGCAGATTCGCACCTTGTCGGTGACTGTAGAGGCGTATGTTCGTGGCAATGCGAACTATGACGATTCATTAGACACGATCTGTTCTGAGATTGAAGTAGCCTTGTATACCGACCTGACGAGAGGTGGGTACGCGAAAGACACAAAGATTACAGCTATGGATGCTGAGTTCTCTGGTGACGGAGATCAGCCCGTGGCAAGAGCGACACTGCGTATTCTTGTTGATTACGCAACTAAAGAAAACGATCCAACAACGGCGGTTTAACATGGTCGAAATGGAATATAACGGTTCAATCATTCGTGTCTCTTTAGACCGAGTTGAATACCTAGAATCAAAGGGCTGGGTTCGGACGGACGCTGCTATTGATGAAACCTCCGCAGAAGCGGAAGAAACTGATAAATCCGAGGAGGATTAACACATGGCTACGCATACCGGTAATGATGGGGTAGTTAAGATCGGTGCAAATCAAGTTGCAGAAGTCCGTTCTTTTACCCTAAATCAAACTGCTGATACGGTTGAAGATACGACGATGGGCGATACCGCTCGAACATTTAAGCCCACGCTATCTTCAGCAGACATTTCTCTTGAAGTGTACTGGGACGAAACGGATACAACCGGACAGGTTGCTTTGGGTGTTAGATCAGAAGTAACGCTTGATCTATACCCAGAGGGCGATGACTCTGGTGACACGAAATACAGTGTTCCAGCAATCGTAACAGGATTCTCAATCAACACATCTTTTGATGGAATGGTTGAGGCTTCTATCACTGCTCAAGCTACAGGCGCTATAACAACGAGTACCGTTTAATGGCAGGACTAATAGATAAAGCGGTTGCTCATTTTAGTAGCCGCGAAATAAGAAGTATGGATGTTCCCGAATGGGACACAACGGTATACACCAAAAACCTAACCCTTGATGGCAAGTCTCGCCTAGCGAAACGTGCTGATGGGGATACTTGGGACTACTTGGTTTATGCCTGCATATTCGCCTTAACTGATGAACAGGGAGAGGCAGTATTCACGTTAGAAGACAAGGTTAAGCTCAAAAAGAATGTTGACCCTGACATCATTGTTCGTCTTGGCAATTTCGCTTTAGGGATTGTGGGCGATGACGAAGAGGAACGTGAAAAAAACTGATTGATGACCAAGGGGAGCCGACTGATCTGTTCTTAATGTTTGAACTAGCTAGTCGCCTTGGTCAGCCGCTCTCAGTTGTGTTGGATATGACGGAGAACGAGTTTAACAGCTGGTTCACATACTACCGTGTAAAGCAGGAGATGGTGGATGGCAACAGGCGCTGAAATTCAGGTACGGGCAACCGTCAAAGACCAGATAAGCAAGCCTCTTGATCGCATAAACACCAAGATGCGCGATACCGCTAAGGCTGGTAAAGACCTTAACGGAACAATGCGCCTGATGCGTGGTGGTGCTGGTCAGTTAGGCCATCAGGTTCAGGACGTTGCTGTACAGCTTCAGATGGGCACTGACGCGATGATCGTCTTTGGTCAGCAGGGTTCCCAGGTTGCCTCCTTGTTCGGCCCTAAAGGGGCCATGATCGGCGGTATTCTTGCCGTTGGAGCCGCACTTTCTCGTCCGTTCATGGACGCGCTAACAAACTCTTCTGATGCGATTGCCGACCTTGGTGAAGAGGCGGGCAAGTTCAACGATATAACCAAAGAGATGATTCCCTTGCTCAAAGAAATAGAGCAGGCGGGAATAGATAAGAAATACAAAGAGATTCAGGAAGAGATAGATGATCTGATCGAGGAGTCCGCTCGGTACAAGGCTGAAATAGATGGCATCCGAAACGGAACCATCGCAGCTATAGCAACGGACACTAAGCGAGAGCGTCAGTTATCTACGCTTGAGAGATTGATAAACGAGAATTCAGCAGCGATTGCAGTAAAGACTGCCGCTCAAAGAGAACTGAATTCTGTGAATGACGCGGCTGTTCTTGCCAATCGAGAGCAAGCTAAGTCATTACAAGATCAGGTCAAGACATATGGCATGAGCGAAACTGCTATTGCTGAATACAACGCCATGAAGGATGGCGAAATCAGCAAAGAAGAGTTTGCAATAATAACCTTGACGAGAAGGTTGGAGACTCTAAAGCAGGCGACGAAAGATCAAGAGGCTGCGGATAAAGCACAGGAAAAGGCGAATAAGCTAAAAGATGACGCTATTGCCAAACAAGAAAGCCTTAATCAAAAGTTTCTGGAAGAGCATATACGTCTGTCTGGCGGGAAGGTTGCATTAGACCTATACAAAGCGTCTTTGCTTGGCCTTGGGCAAGACTCACAAGCAGTTGCGCTCATCTTGGCTAATGATGCTGAACGAACCAGATTGGCAGAAGAAAAGCTGGAGCAGCAAAGGCAAAAAGCCGCTGACGCTGAAGCTAAAAGGAAGGCGACAGAGCTTGCTCGGCAGAAGGAACAAGATAAGGCCACGGCTTTATCTATGACAAACCAGTTTGCTTCTATGGAAACCGGAAGCAAGAAGATGTTTCGTATTCAGAAGGCTTTTGGTATTGCCGCTGCAACGATTAGCACGTTCGAGGCTGTTAACAACGCCTTGGCGTTGAAGCTCCCTCCCCCTATACCTCAAGTCATGGCAGGCATCGCATTAACAACGGGCTTGGCAAACGTTGCTCAAATCAAAGCGCAGAGCTTTGAGGGCGGCGGTTTTACTGGGCATGGTGCTCGCGCTGGCGGTCTTGATGGTAAGGGTGGCCGTATGGCTATGGTTCACCCAAATGAGACAGTTATCGACCATACCAAAGGTGGAGCGGGCGGGATCACCGTGATAAATAACGTAGATGCTCGAGGGTCTGGCGCTGACGTAGACCAGAAGATCAAATCAGCTATGGCGCAGACATCTCAACAGACTATAATGACCATTCAGGATTTGATGCGACGCAGGAGATTTGTGTAGATGACCACTTTCGCGTTCCCAAGCATCACTCCCACGACGAATACGTTTGAGCTTGTAGCCAACACTCGCACGTTTCAGTCGCCGCTAACCAATGCAGTGCAAACGTCATCTCGCAAGGGTTCGCTGTGGAAGGCCAGCTTACAATTCAACAACCTTTCTGGCGATGATCGCCAAGAGATGCAGGCGTTCCTGGTTAAGCTGAACGGGCAGCAGCACAGATTCACCCTTCACGACCATTCCTATACTCGAAGGGGTGCGGGTGGTGGCACATTGTCAATCAACGGCGCTAGTCAATCAGGAACCGCACTGGTGTGCGATGGTGCGACTGCTAACGTCAACAACTACCTGAGAGCGGGAGACTACATCTCGTTTAACAACGAATTGCACATGGTAGTGGTCGATGCTAATTCAGACGCATCGGGTAACGTCACCTTGTCGATTGCACCCCCTATCAGAAAGACACCAGCGGACGATACTGTTGTGGACTACCTCACACCGGTCTCTGGGGTGTTTATGCTTGCAGGCCCAGCGTCATGGGACACTCAACCAGGAATCATATCCAGCTTCACGATTGAAGCCGTTGAGGACGTTCTAGCATGAGTCGCGGCTTCCCATCAGCGGTTCTAACGGCGCTATCGTCAGATCACGTCGCGCTCGTCACGTTTGCCAAGTTGGAGTTCCCGTCTGGCACTATTTACCTGCACAACTCCATCGGCACATACACTTGGGGCGGGAATGATTGGCTGGGCACTGGCGACCTTGGCGAGATCAGCCAGCTTGAAGAAGGCGCACAGATCAGCCCGTACAAGATCACGCTCTCACTCTCTGGATTAGACGCAACGATCTCAGGTGCTGCGCTCACTGAAGACTATTACCTTCAGCCTGTCACGGTTTACATTGGAGTTCTGAACGCAAACGATGTACTGATTGCTGACCCGACTATCGTTTGGGAAGGCGCAATGGATCAGATGGAGCTAAGTGTCGGCGCGGCTGACGGGGATGTAATTGTCCTGACTGCTGAGTCTGAGCTTGCCCGTTTTGATAAAGCCTCGAACCTGAAGTATACCGACGCGCAGTTGCAGTCCGACTCTGCTGGTTCTCTGGGTTTTGAGTTTATGGCAGACATCGAAGGGGCGAAGATTCGGTGGGGTGATCCAAACTCTGATGCTGTTGCGGGTGGGCCTGCCAGACCGAATATATACGACAACATCAACGTGAATCCAAGTTTCTGATGAGGGTTCATGCCGCACTCAACAAGTGGCAAAAGCGCGATTTCAAATATGGCGATGCCGACTGCTGCCAGTTCATCGCCTTTGTTGTCAAAGAGCTAACAGGTAAAGACTACTCTGCTGGGTTTCAATACGAGTCAGAAGCTCAGGCTGAATTACTGGTTGGGAGAGAGGGCGAGCTTGTCGATTTCATTGGCAGCATATTGGGCGAACCGAGCGATGATTTGAGGGACGGCGACCCGTGTATCGTTGCCGCGCCGATTGTTGGTCAGGTTTGTGGTATTAAATTGAGAGACAAGGTGGTCTGCTTAACAAGCAAAGGGTTCGCACAGATCCCCGACCGCTATCTCGTCTCAGGATGGAGCGTTTAAGTGCCGCAGGTAATCATCGGGGCGTTAGTCAAAGTTGGCACAGCAGTAGTTGCTGCCGTTGGCGCTGCTGGCGTTTATAGCACCGCCACGCTTGCTGCTATTGGCGGCGCAACCATCGCGGTAGGAACCGCTCTTGCTAATGCGGCGATGAAGTCGCTGCTGCCTGATCTCTCCATGCCACAATCTGACACGGATAGGGCTAGACAGCAGACGGTTAGGGGCACGATTGAACCACAGAAGATGGTCTACGGCGAAGCCTTGGTATCTGGCCCGATCTTCTTCGTTGGCGTGGCAGGAACGGATAACCGCGAACTGTACCACTCCATCGCTCTCACTGGGCATGAGGTTGAAGACATCACGGATGTGTTCTTCGATAATGAGAAAATCCTCGACGCGCAGATTGATTTCCAATCCAGAGTCACCGCTGGGACGTTTGGCCCGATTGACAGCGACTACATCTGCCAGATTGAACGGCAGACCGGAGCATCGAACCAAGCTGCTGCTGGATTACTAAGAAGCGCATTCCCATCGGTATGGACTACATCGCACACCACGCCCAACATCTCTTGCATCACAACTCAATGGGTCAGAACAGACGGTTCTCAGGAACTGTGGGACAGACTGACACCGCGAGACATCAAGGCGCTCGTAAAGGGTAAGAAGGACATCTATGACCCTCGCCTCGACACATCAGCAGGCGCGAATCCAACGAATGCAACGTACCAACAGTGGACAGACAACCCCGCTCTATGTGCGGCTAATTACCTGACAGACACCACGTTTGGTTTGTCAGTGCCTGTAGCCAAGATTGATTGGGACGCGGTAGAAACAGCGGCGGACGCTTGTGACGTGTTGGTCGCCATCCCTAGCGGTACGCAAAAGCGATTCACTGCCAACGGTGTTTTGTTCGCTACTGACTCGCACCGAGCCAACATCAACAAGCTGATGTCTGCGATGAACGGCTCACTG